GAAACGCTCAAGAAAAACGCGGATGGGGTGTACGAACTCGGGGATAACGAAGAAGAAACCGTGGCATACGAGGGATAAAGAGCAAAATGCCGCCCCAATCTCGCCAAACGAGCCTAATAGTGCCCCCACCACCCCCCGAATTCACAACGGGGGAGATAGAGCTACTCCTACAAAACCTAAACTCCTACACTAACGAGGAGCAGGCAGAAATTTACAAGCTTGTAGAGGAACTGGAGGCCCGAAAGAAAGCGGAAGCGTGCCATAAAGACCTGATTGCCTTTTGCTGCGCCATGCAAGCTGACTATAAAGTGGGCAAACACCACAGAGTACTGGCTAACCTGTTAATGGAGATAGAACGAGGTAAAAGTTACGACAGTCTGGGGGAAGAGGGGTTGGAAGTGGGCAAGGACAGGATATGTGTGAACATGCCCCCACGTCACGGTAAGTCTCAGCTTATCTCTATCTACTTCCCGGCGTGGTTCTTAGGGCGTAACCCAGACAAGAAAGTACTGATGGTGTCCCATACGACCGATCTAGCGGTGGACTTTGGACGTAAGGTGCGCAACTTGATTTCAACCCCAGAGTACCAATCTATATTCCCCAACGTACGGTTAGCCCAAGACAGTAAAAGTGCGGGTAGGTGGAATACTAATGCGGGAGGGGAATACTTTGCATGTGGGGTAGGTTCAGCCTTGGCCGGTCGTGGTGCCCACTTGTTATTGGTGGACGACCCACACAACGAACAGGACATCATCAGCGGGAACTTGGATGTTTTTGATAAAGCCTACGAGTGGTTCACGTTCGGGGCTCGTACCCGTTTAATGCCCGGAGGACGCGTGGCTATCGTACAAACACGATGGCACTTGGACGACCTGACTGGGCGAGTCGTACGGGATATGGCCCAGAACGAGCGAGCGGATAAGTATGAGGTAGTGGAGTTTCCCGCGATACTGGAGATAAAGAACGAGGCAACGGGGGAGGTAGTCGAGAAGGCGCTGTGGCCTGAGTTCTTTAGCTTGGATGTCCTGTACCGCACCAAAGCGTCAATGCCTACGTTCCAGTGGAACGCACAGTTCCAGCAAAATCCTACCGCAGAAGAAGCGGCAATAGTTAAACGCGAGTGGTGGAAGGAATGGCCCCACGAAGAGCCGCCCAAGTGTACGTATATTATTATGACGCTCGACGCAGCGGCGGAAAAGAATAACAGGGCCGACTACACGGCACTAACAACGTGGGGCGTTTTCTTTAACACGGAGGAGAACTGCTATTGCATCATCCTGCTGAATGCGATTAAAAAACGGATAGAGTTTCCTGAGCTAAAGGAGCTGGCGTGGGCGGAGTATAAAGAGTGGAAGCCGGATGCGTTTATAGTAGAGAAGAAGAGTAGTGGCACGCCGCTGTACCAAGAGATGCGCAGGGCGGGGTTAATGGTGCAAGAGTATACACCCCATAGGGGGTCAGGGGATAAAACCGCGCGGTTAAATTCAGTTGCTGATATAGTACGCTCAGGTCTTGTGTATGTACCACAAACACGTTGGGCAGAAGAACTCGTAGAAGAAGTAGCGGGGTTTCCTTTTATGTCTCACGACGACTTGGTGGACACGACCATAATGGCGTTGATGCGTTTTAGACAGGGTGGGTTTATTTCCTTACCGACCGACGAAAAGAACGCAGAATCATTATATAGGCGAAGGGGTGGGTACTACTAATGGCTATCGAGAAAAGTTTGTATGGTATGCCCGAAGGGTTAGACGAAGAGTTGGCGGGCATGGGCGCTATGGGCGCTATGGGCGGTATGGGTGAACCCGACGCAACAATCGAGATGGCTATTGCTACCGATGAGAATACGCCAGTTGTGGTAGAGCTTGAGGACGGGGGCGTTGAGGTTAGCTTTGGCGAGGAAGTCGAAGACATTGACGCCGCTCCATTTGATGCAAACCTAGCGGACTACTTAGACGACAAGCAACTACAAGAAATTTCCAACGAGCTGTCTGGGTTTGTAGAAACGGATATGGAAGCCCGTAGCGATTGGGCTGATAGCTATGTGCGGGGGCTTGACGTAGTAGGCTTCCAATACGAAGAACGCACCGAACCTTGGGAAAACGCCTGCGGTGTGTACTCAACTGTGCTGGCAGAAGCGGTTATTCGCTTCCAAGCCGAAGCCATGAGCGAGACTTTTCCTGCGGCTGGCCCTGTCAAAACTAAAATTCTGGGGGAATCCACACAAGAGAAAGAAGATGCCGCCTTGAGAGTCAAGACGGACATGAATTATGAGCTAACTGAAATCATGGTGGAGTACCGTCCAGAACACGAACGCTTGCTCTATAGCCTTGGATTAGCCGGTTCAGCCTTCAAAAAGGTGTATTTTGACCCTAGTTTGGGGCGTCAAGTAGCCCTGTATATCCCTGCTGAAGATGTAATTGTTCCTTACGGAGCCTCTAATTTAGAGACTGCGGAGCGTGTTACTCACATAATGCGCAAAACAAAAAATGAGTTGGTGAAGCTACAGGCTGCTGGGTTCTACCGCGACATAGAGTTAAGTGATCCAGTATCGTTTTTCTCAGATATTGAGGAAGCAAAGGCCCAACAATCGGGAGTCTCGTTAACGTCAGATGACCGCTACACTCTTTTAGAAATACACGCTGATTTGATTATTGACGGTGTGGACGGAGCGGAAGACGAGGACGATAGTGAAGACCTACAGGTTGCAAAGCCTTACGTAGTCACGCTGGAGAAAGGCTCGGGCAAAGTGCTGGCAATACGCCGCAACTGGAACCCTGACGATCCTTTGACACTAAAGCGTCAACATTTTGTTCACTACGTATATGTCCCCGGATTTGGTTTCTACGGACTCGGACTTATCCATATTATCGGGGGTTACGCGAGAGCGGGCACTTCTATTATGCGTCAACTTGTTGACGCTGGAACGCTGTCTAATCTTCCCGGTGGCCTCAAAACTAGAGGGTTACGAGTTAAGGGCGACGACACACCCATTGGTCCCGGTGAGTTTCGTGACGTAGACGTGCCGTCTGGCAGCATCCGCGACAATATTATGCCGATGCCGTACAAGGAGCCGAGCCAAACGCTGCTCGCCCTGTTGAAGCAAATTACAGAAGAAGGCCGCCGTTTAGGGGCTATCTCCGATATGAACATATCCGACATGAGTGCTAATGCTCCTGTGGGAACCACACTTGCCCTTTTAGAACGCACCCTTAAGCCAATGGCGGCGGTGCAATCTAGGATTCACTATGCAATGAAACAGGAGTTTAAGCTCCTGAGAAAGATCATTGCGGAGTACGCGCCAGAAGAATACACGTATGTGCCTGACCGTGGTGAACCTCGCGCTCGTAGGGCCGACTACGCTATGGTGGAAGTAATTCCCGTCAGCGATCCCAATAGCAGCACGATGGCACAACGAGTTGTGCAGTATCAAACCGTGTTGCAGATGGCACAGGGTGCCCCACAAATCTACGACCTCCCGCAACTTCATCGCCAAATGATTGAGGTCTTGGGGATTAAAAACGCCGACAAGCTTGTACCAACGAAGGACGACATGAAACCCGCTGACCCAGTTAGTGAGAACATGAACGCGCTAGTGGGTAAACCGATAAAAGCTTTTATATATCAAGACCATGCGGCGCACATTGCTACTCACCAAGCGTTTATGGAAGACCCTTCTATTATGGGTTTTATTGGGCAGAACCCAGCGGCACAACAGATTATGGGGGCATTAACTGCTCACATGGCTGAGCACGTAGCCTTTAGTTACCGTCAGCAAATGGAAGAGAAGATGGGCGTCCCGCTGAACAACCCGAACGAAGAGCTGCCAAAAGAATTCGAGGTGCAATTGGCTCGTTTATTGGCAGAGGCAGGGCAGCAACTTACGCAAGAAAACCAAGCCAAAGCAGCAGAAGCCGCCGCTCAACAGAAGATGCAAGACCCCATCGTGCAGATGCAGCAACAAGAATTGCAGCTTAAAGCCGCTGAGCAGCAGAGAAAAGCCCAAAAAGACCAAGCAGATGCAGCTCTTAGCGCCGCCAGACTACAGTTGGATGCGCAAAAAGCCGAGC